CTGCGGCCGCTAAGGGTTTTGCGGTGCTGCCCCTTCCGGTGCTGACGCACCAAACGTCACGGTCAGCAACTCGGCCGCGATGGCCGCGAAACCCGCCGCACCGTTTTCCACCTGCATGCGCCCGACATCGCCGTCGGCGACATCCGCGCCCGCGCCGCGAAGCCCGGCCCCGATGATTCGCATCAGGTCGAGCGCGGCCAGCCTGCCGCTCGAAAAGCGCTGCACCAGCGCCGTCAGATCGTCGGCCGCATAGGTCGCCTCCAGCTCCGCCAGCGCGCCGAGCGTCAGGCAGAGCCGCTGCTCGCGACCGTCCAGCACGGCCGCTATCTCACCCCGTCGCCTGTTCGCCATCACGCCACCGTGAATGTCAGTGCGCCGGCCGATTCCAGCGACATCTCGAACGTCACCTCGGCATCGTGATTACCGGCATATTCCAGCGATGTGATCTGGAACGGTCCCTGGATCGTGCCGAAATCCGGCACGACGACCTGCCAGGCCACGATCTCCCCGGCGAAGAAGCGCGAGCGCACATTCGCGTCCGACGCCTGATCCTTGAAGATGCCGGCGCCGCTGACCGAAGCCCGCTGCACGCCGCTGCCGGCCAGCAGCTCGCGCCAGCGCCCGGCCGAGCCGGAGCACGTCACGTCCACCGTCTCGCTGTTGAAGGCGATGCGCTTCGAGCGCAGCCCCGCCACCGTCACATAGCTTCCCGCCCCGTCCCCATCAATCTTGAGGAGCAGGTCCTTGCCCTTTTGAGCGACCATTCTTGTTTTCCTATGAAGTAGTGTGGAGGGCGCTATGGTGAACGGTGAACGGAAAGACCAACTGCTCACCGCTCACTGTTCACCGTTCACTGCTCTTCCACCACCGCCCGAAACCTGAGCAGCCCGTGATAGACGGCGAGGTCGTCGTCGTAGCGAACCTCGGCGAATTCCAGCCGGCAGTTCACCAGAGCGTGGCTGTCCAGCGCCAGCGGCTGGTCGTGCAGCCGCGCCCGCGCCAGTTCCATGATGTTCTGCGCCTCCTGCTTGCCCTTCGCCTTCGACCAGACATGCAGCGTGAAAAGTTGCTCCGAACCGACCTCGGTGCCGGTGCTCCAGTCGTAGATGCTGGTCCGGCCGAAGGTGATGTAGGGAAAGGCAACATTTGCCGGCGTATGGTCGATGACCTTCGGTCCGCCGAGCGCCGCGACGATCGCCGCGTCCCCGGACAGCGCCGTGAAGACCGCCTTCTGCAGATCATTCGCCGAAGCGGTCATCGTCAAGCTCCTCGCCTCTCGCAGCCGTTCGCATCGGTCGTGGCGGCATAGCGTCTTCCGGCATGCGCGGCCGATAACCGCACTCGGCTTCCTCGGCCATGCGATGCGCCTGCCAGCGCAAGGCGCGGACCATGCCGTCGAGCGTCAATCTCACCGCCACCTTCACAGGCCCACCTCGCGCGTCCGGCATACCATGTAGCGGCCGCTTTCGTCGGCATCGTGAACGGTCACGATTTCGAATGTACGGTCGCCCTTGCGGAAGCGCCTGCCGCTGGCGAGCCCGTCCCGCGCCCTCAGCGTGACGCGATGCGTCGCCGCTTCCAGCGACTGGTCCGCACCGAAACGGGCCGCGGCCGACACCGGCTCCAGTTGGGCGAACACCGCCGCCACTTCGTTCCAGGTCTCCGCATGCCCGCCCTGCCCGTCGGGCGTGAGCGACACCGCTTCCAGCGCGAGCTCGGTGCGCAGCCGGCCGGGATCGATGAAGGCCGACCGCATCAAAGCCTCCTCGCGCGATAGCCGGCAAGCATGCGCTCGTAGCCGACCGGGAACGAGACCGGCTGGTCGTCCGGTCCGAACGCCGCGCGGAACTCGAACCAGTGCGCGACGAGCACGAGGATCGCCCGTTTCAAAAGGTCCGGCACGTCCGGTCCCGCCTCGCCGAACCCTGCGATGAAATCGATCTCGACGCCGTTCATGGCCCGGAGCGGCGCTGCCTGCGCCGAAAAGTGCAGCCGGGCCGGCCGCGAAAGCCCGTCGAACGCGTAGCTGCCCGGATCGACCAGGCTCGCTTCGCCATCGGGTCCGTAGGCGGTGACGGAAAGTATCTCCTTCACCGGGTGTTTCGCGATCAGCGCGCAGCCGTTGCGTGGCCAGCGGTCGAGCGCCAGCCGCCAGCTCTGGTCGATCAGCGCGAGGCCGGCGGATTTCTCGACCTCGTCGCGCGCGGCGCGGATCAGGCCGGTGAGCAGCGCGTCCTCGCTGTCGTGATCGAGGCGCAGATGCGCCTTCGCCTCGGCAAGCGTCACCGGCTCCACCGCCGGATCAACGGTTCGGAAAAGCGTCATGCGCACTCCAGGTTTTGCAAGAGAGAGGTGGCGGCCCCAACAGGGGTGAATCGAGGCCGCCACGGCAGCGCACAAGAAGACGCGCGATGCCGGTTCGCAGTGTCTATGTTTTCGGTACGGGGCGCGGATTCCACCGACACCCTTTGCCGGCGGCACCCTTTCTCGGCGGCACCCTTCGGAAGACGGGCGCCAGCGCCGAACCGCATCAAGCTGAGTCGAAAATGGCGGACTTCGAGAACCGGAGCGGAGCGACCGTTTTGGTCGTGAGCACCGGAAGCGCAGAAGACCGCTATTTGCAGACCAGCTTCATGCGGTTCCGAACTTCACCAGCTTGATCGCATCAAAGTCCTGCACTCCGCCGCCGACGCGCTTGGTCGTGTAGAACAAAACGTACGGCTTGGCGGAATACGGATCGCGCAGCACCCGCACGCCGGTGCGGTCGACGATCATGTAGCCGCGCCCGAAATCGCCGAAGGCGATGGCGAAACTGTCCGCCGCGATGTCCGGCATGTCCTCGGCCTCGACCACCGGGAATCCCATCAGCATGGCGCGACCGCCCGGCGTCGCCGGCGGCTGCCACAGATAGTTGCCGTCGGCATCCTTGAACTTGCGGATCGCGGCCTGCGTCTTGCGGTTCAGCACCCAGTTGGCGTTCTGGCGATAGCCTGCCTTCAACGCATAGATCGTGTCGATCAGCTTGTCGGACGGGTTGCTGGCCGCGAACGCGCCCGAAACGCCGGTCGCGATATAGCCCAGCTTCGTCCAGGCCCAGCTCGCCTCCGCCACCGTGTCGTAGTCGAGGAAGCCGCGCGGCTTGTTGGTGCCGTCGCCATTGACAAAGGCCGCGCCCTCCTGTTCGGCGAAGGCGACCTCTACCTCGCTGGACAGCCACTGGTCGAGATCGACGACGGCGTCCTCCAGCAGCGTCGCCGTGGCCGCCGGCATGGCATAGAGTTCCATGGTCGGGAACGACAGTTCTGCAAGCGTCGGCGTGCTGGTCTGTGGCCGCGAGGCGGTTTCGGCCACCCACCCCGTCGCCGGCCCGGTGACGGCGAACGGCTTCTTCAGCACCGCCGCCGAGACCTGCCGCACCGAGGCGATCGAGCGGATCGGCGACAGCGCCGAAAGCCGCTTGCCGATCTCGGTCTCCGTCTCGTCCGGCACCAGATAGCCGCCGTCCTGCCCGGAGCCGTAGGACATGGCCTTGGTGTCGAGCGACCTCAGCTGCCGGTCGTCGCCGCTGCGCACATAGGCCTCGAAAGCCTGCTTGTGCTCGCTGGGCATGGCCTGTCCGGCGCGCCCCATACCCGGGCGCAGCTTCTTCAGCGTGAGCTGGTCCAGAGCGCGCTTCTGCTCGTCCAGCGCCCGCGAGATGCGGTCCACCTTCTCGACCGTCACCACATCAGCCGACTTCGCCTCGATCTCGGCCAGCCTGCGATCATTGTCTTCCTTGAACGCCTCGAAGGTCGACATGAATTCGTGGAACGCGTCCTGCACGTCGCCATTGGCCGACTTCACCTCCGGCGCGCATTTCAATCCTGCTTCCGTCATCAACGAAAATCCTTCTGCTGCATCAGGCGCGTCGCCGCGCGGATGGTGCCGGCAAGGCCGCCGGCGTCTTTTTGTGCGGCGTCCCGCTCGCGGGTGAGGTTTGCGAAGCCCTTGGCGATCACCGTGCGGGCGTCGCTTCGCGTCAGGCCCGCATCCCGCGTCAGCCAGCGTTCGAATTCGCGGACGGTCGGCAGCCGTCCCTTCACCTGCGCCACCCGCGCCTCGGGCAGCATGGGGAACGTCACCACCGAGATTTCCCAGAGGTCCGCCTCCAGGATGCGGCGCACGCCCTTCGCCGGATCGGCTTTTGCCCGCACGGTGCGGAAGCCGATGGAGAGCCCGTCCAGCGCCTTGCCCCGCATCAGCGCCAGCACCTCGCGCGCCCGGCCGACATCCTTCGCCAGCCGGCCGCGCACGAACAGGCCGCGCGCATCCTCGCGGATTTCCGTCCATGTGCCGATCGGCTCGCCGGGATCGTGCTGGAACAGCATGCGGATGCCGCCCGGCCCTCGCCGCCGCAGCGAGGCCGCGAAGGCTCCGCGCTCCACCACGTCCTTGACCAGATCGACCGTGCCGAACAGGCTGGCATAGCCGCAGAACGACCCATCTTCCTCCACCTCGCCCAGCCCCAGCTCGGCAAATTTGCGTTCGCCGTTCATATGCGCCGCGTCACCGCCCATAGCGATCCATCCATCTGTCAGAGAATCCGTGCTCGAAGCCGCGCATGAGGAAGCCCAGCGCCCACCAGGCGGTGACACTGGCAGCCGCCGATCCCATCATCAGGATCTCGCTGGAGTTCAGTACGCCGTCGATGCCAAGTTCCTTGGCGATCTTCACGCCCACCGTGCCGCCGAAGACCAGCCCGGACACCACGCCCACGGCGAAGCGAAGCGCTGCCTCGCGCCGTCCCTGCGGCAGGAGATAGGCGAGCGAGATCGCCGAGCCGGCGAGCGCGCCCGCGCCCTTGGCCGCCCACAGCCAGGCCGTGTCGTTGATGTCGGACATGATGAACCTCCAGGAGGAAGGGCAGTAAGGGAATAGGGGAGTAGTGGATGTCGAGGTGTCGGCCAGGCAGGGGGCAAAAACATACTGCCCTATTCCCCTATTCCCCTACTCCCCTACTCCCCTATTCCCGTACCCAACCGCCTCCCGCTTCTCGTCCTCGCTGAGGAAATCCGCCGCGCCGACGCGCGCCCACAGCGCATCGCGTTCGCCGGTCAGGCCGAAAACCTGATCGGCGTCGAACCAGAGCCGCACGTCGTCGCCGAAGAGCGGCGACAGCCATGCGGAAAGCTCCCTGGCCGTGCGCATCACCATAGGCAGCACGGTCAGGCGGTAGAAGGCGCGGTTCGCCTCCTGATAATTGGCGTAGGTGTTGTCGCCCGGAATGCCGAGCAGCATGGGCGGCACGCCGAAGGCGAGCGCGATGTCGCGCGCCGCGCCGTTGCGCGCCTCCATGAAATCCATGTCCTTCGGCGTCAGGCCCATCGCCTTCCAGTCGAGCCCGCCTTCCAGCAGCAGCGGCCGTCCCGCTCGCGCCGCGCCGGAATAGCCGTCCTCCAGTTCCGCCTTCAGCCGCTCATATTGCTCGTCGGTCAGATTGCCGCCTTCCTTCGGCGCGTAGACCAGCGCGCCGGACGGTCGGGCGGAATTGTCGAGCAGCGCCTTGTTCCAGCGCCCCGCCGCATTGTGGATGTCCAGCGCCATCAGCGCGGCTTCCAGCGGCGGAAAGCCGTAATGCTCGTCCAGCGGATGAAAAAGCTTCAGGTGCAATGCCCCGCCCTCACCGAGCGGAATGCGCTGCCGCCGCTCGTTCTCGCGATGGTCGAGCGCCACCGGCCAGCCGCCGGCATCGGTCGCGACCGTCACCCGATCGGGCCGCAGGAGATGCAGCTCCCGCGCCTCAGCGCCGCTGTCGATCAGCTGCACATAGGCGTTGCCGGAAATCAGCAGATAGCCGTAGAGCGCTTCCATGAAGGCCGCGCCCGCCTGCGCGGGGTTCGGCCGCTCGAGCAGGTCGAGCAGCGGATGCGCCGCCAGATCGTCCGCGCCCTCATAGACCAGCCACGGCATCGCGGCGGTCGCCTCCGCGATCATGCGCACCGCCCGGTGCGCGACCGGATTGCGCATAAAACCTTCGCGGGCGAGCCCGGCATAATCGCGCCGCGTCCACCGCGCCTCGCCCTCCATATGCAGCGCGACGAAGCCGTAGCCCGCGGCCTTGCTCTCGGGCACGGCGGGAGCACCCGCCGGCTTTCGCCACGGAAATCGAAATGCCATTCGGATCATCCTTTGTTCGGGCGAAAGCCGCTCAGCCCAGCTTCCGCACCCTCGGCTTTGCCATGTTCTCCGCCGTCAGTTCCGTCACCGCCCAGACGAGCGCGTCGACCCGGTCCGGCGACCGTCCGCTGGACAGGCCGTTAGGGCCGAAATCGCACATCTCGTCCTCAAGCTCCGGGAGCCGTCCGGCATGCTTCACCTTGCCCTGCGCGTAGAGCATCGCGACCGGCTCGGCCCGCGTCCACTTGCCCCGCCGCGCCCGCACGGCGCGCACCGGCACCGCGCCGTCCACGCTGCGTATGACGCTAGTCACCATGTCGCCGCCCTGATTGACCTCGGCGACGATGCAGTCCGCCTGCAATTTGTGGAACAGCCCCACCACCGCGCCCGCCCAGGCGTGTGGCTGCGCGGCCTTCATCGAGGCATCCGCCAGCACCACGATCCGCCCGTCTTCGGCCAGACCCGCCGCCACGATGCCGCAAGCATCCGACGTCTTTCGCGAGGTCGCCGGCGGGTCTACCGCCACCACGATGCGCCGCATTTCCGGCACGTCCTCCACAAACGCCGCCTCCAGCGCGCTCCGCGTCCACAGCGCGTCGTCGCGGTCCTCGATCAGTTCGCCGTCGAGTTCCTGCCGTCCGAGCCGCGTCCCGGCATAGCGTCGCTCGACCGCCTCAAGGAAACCTGCTGCGAGATTTGCGGCGTTGTCCCGCGTCGCCATCCGCGTCACGTACACCGATGGATCGGCCAGCAGCCGGCGCATCAGCGGTGTCGGGCGCGGCGTCGTGGTGATAACCTGACGCGGACGCTCCGCACCCAGCCGCAGCCC